TCCATTTCTTGACCTTCGGCGATCCTTTGATTGTGCGGATATTACCGAAAGTAAGCACGAAGGACTTCAAGGGCACGCTGGCGTAACGGTGCTGTACCGTTTTCGTACCTTGGGACCAAAGCGCTGATCCAGATACCACGGTTGTAGAAAGCACAAAGCCGCGCAATGCGCGGCTTTGAAGGTGGTGGGCCCACACGGACTCGAACCGTGGACCAAAGGATTATGAGCCCGAACAAAACCCGCATCCTCTCTGGTAAATATCAATTAAATCAATCTATTAAAAAACATTGTCAGGCAATGAGTGTCAATTTCTCGCCCAGGTGTGGACGTAATGTGGACGTTCCGAACTGTACCGATTTGCACAGCACTGCAATTCCTTTCACACCGTGAAAACCCTACCAACCCAGGGAGGCCCGCGGCTGTGCTGGGCCGGCGCCCTGGTTGCACCACCCACCCGGATTGCACAAAAATTCATGCGAGGCCCGTCGGCGGGAGGGGGATAAGTGCGTTTCAAGCCTCGCTTTTCTTGGCGGCCAGCATTTTCTGTTGGGTGGTGGTTATAGTGTTGACTGATTCGGATTTGGTGGGTATAGTAACCACCATTAAGGAAATGGAACGGAGGGAGCAGTGCAGAGCCGTGAGCTAATCAAAATCGTCGAGGCGGATGGGTGGTATCTGGTGCGAATCACAGGCGATCACCACCATTTCAAGCACCCAAAAAAGCGCGGACTGGTAACGATCCCTCACCCTAAGAAGGATCTTCTGATAAAGACGGTCAACAGCATCAAGAAACAAGCCCAGCTCGATTGAGCTGGGTTACCTCGAAGGAGTCGAGACATGCTCTATCCAATCGCGATTTCCCCCGGCGACGAGACGCACGCCTGGGGAGTAGAAGTCCCCGATATTCCCGGCTGTTTCTCTGCGGGTGATGATTTGGACGATGCCATGGTGATGGCGCGCGAGGCCATCGAAGGTCATTTGTCGATTCTGGCCGAGGATGGCGCCGCTATCCCGGTAGCTCGCACGGTGACTGCACACGCCGGCAATCCAGACTATGCCGGTTGCACCTGGGCACTGGTCGATATCGACGTCACCCAGTTCATGGGCAAGGCCGAGAAATTGAACATCACCCTACCGGGCTACCTGGTTAAGCGGATTGATGACTACGTGAAGCACCACCCCGACGAGAAAAGCCGCTCGGGATTCCTGGCGCATGCGGCCATCAAGGCGCTGGAGGGGGCATAGGCGCCCACGGCCTGATGAGATAGGTACACCATGAAAAAGCCCGCCACCTGGCGGGCTTTTTCATGGGTCAGGCCTTGATACTGCTTGTCTGTGCGTTCAGCGCCATCGCGGTGCCGGCCAAGGCGCCGAATGCGCCGGCATTCGTCGGCGGCTTCCCGTTCGCCGGGTGCACGTGGGCGGCGATCTCGGCATTCATGTCGGCGATCAGCGACAGGAGGTCGGCCACGATCTGCAGCAGGTTGACGGTCTCCGAGCCGATCCAGGTTTTCCCCGCCTGCAGGCGTTGCATCTGGGCGATGCTGGTGCGGCTCGCCTGGATCCGTTCCAGGAGCGTGCCGCCGATGGTGCAGGTGCTATTTGCGTTGGTGGAGAGCGTGTAGGAGCGGCTGGTAGCGACGTGCAGGTTGTCCACGGACGCCAGCAGCGCGGAGCCCCCGGACAGCAGCTTCAGTGCGCCGCAGGCCTCCAACGTCTTGATGCCGGCGACTTGCTCGGTGGCATGCTCATCCACCCGGATCTGGGAACTGTTGTAGCGCTCGGCGTTGGTGTCGGCGATCACCTCGCGCTCGAAGGACTCGTCGCGGATCCGCATGTCGGTCTGGCGGCTCCAGTTGCCGGTGGCGTCGACGCGTTGCTGCGCTGCCTCGGAGTGTTGCCACACCTGGTCACCCTGCGGCACCCGGGGCAGGCTCAGGCCGTGGGGCAGGATCGTTTGCACGTAGGGCTTGCTGGGGAGCCCGTAGGCGAAGCACACCACCACCAGCGTCCCCTCGGCAGGGAAGGCGAACAGCCCCATCTCCTCGCCGCCAATGGGTAAGGGGAGGGGGACGCCTGGGAGCATTGGAATGGCCGGATCCGGCTCGCCGTCCTCGAGGAGCACCTGCAGGTCCACCGCGAAGCGTGGGCGGAACTCATCGCAGAGTCCGGCCTGCGTCGGTGCATCGGCAACTCCGAGCACCTGGGCGAAGCGGGGCAGGTGATACCCGCCGGCCAGCTCGGGAAATTTGCGCTCTACAGCGCGTTTGATCGCGTTGTCCATCTCAGTGCCATCTCAGTGCCGGCCAGCGTGACCGAGGTCAGGCGCTGGCCTGGGTTGAGCATTGCACCAGGGCGTAGCCCGGGGATTGCCCCGATGACCGCACTTTCGTTGCCCTGGTAGTGCTTGAGCAGTTCCACCGGCAGCCCCAGGGGCTCACGTGTGCCCCAGTAGCTGTCGGCCCAGCTCCCGACGAACACACCGCCATCGCCCTGCTGGTGCCAGACGTAATCGGGGATGCCGAACACCCGCCCCAGGCTGTCGAGTGCCTGGAAGCCGGCCGCCAGGCTGTAGAAGAACGGGGCCTTGCGGCGGCTGTAGGGGGTGTCGGGCAGGCTGAAGCGCAGCCCGGTCAGGCGGCTGATCTCGGCCAGGACCTGGCCCGCGGTGACGTGGCGCAGGTTTAGGGGCAGCGGTGCGGCCAGCGTGCCGGTCAGCTCGCGGCAGAACAGCACCTGCTCGCGGGCGTTGGCCTGGCTGGCGCGCTCGATGTAGCCCAGGAAGAAGCGCTCCAAGGGCGCGTCGTTGTAGCCGAAGTCGAAGGCCACCAGCCCACGGGCCGGCGCCGGCGCGTCGATGGTGAAGGCCGCACGACCAGGTGCGTGCAGATCCAGGCGCACGTCCTCGTGTACCAGCGCGAAGGCGTCGCCGTTGATGGTCAGGCGCTTGTGCAGCTTCATGACGGCTTGCCTAGCCAGCTGTCCACGCGCTGCAGCAGCTGCTCGAACTCGCTGAGTTCATCAGGGGCTTGCGCCGTCGCCCCGTCGCCGTTCGCAGTTATGGGTGTCCCCGGGCCCTGTTGCTGCTGCAGTGGGCCGTCACGGCGGCGTTTCTCCACGCGCTCCGGGTTCGACAGCTTTTCGACCAGGTCGAACTGGATGCGCCAGGCGGCCAGGGTATCGTCCTCACGGGCGAATACGGTGTCGGCGAAGCGCACCTGGCGAATGCCGAAGGCGTTGGCCGTGTCGTTGACGATGCGGTAAACCTTCCGCTGCCCGCCACTTTCTGTCGCCTCGGCCAGGCGCAGCAGCGACTTCAGCTGGGCGTGCTCACGAAAGGGGATCATCAGGGCAATGGTCAGCGTTTTCGGCTTGAAGCCCTGGTGCGCCTGGTCGGTGGCACTGGTCTGCCCGGACAGGTCGCCGGTTTCCATTCTCAGACAGGCGGTCACCTTCAGGTGCTTGCCCTGCACCAGCTCGCCATCGAGGAGCAAGGTCATAGGCCCAACAGCTCCGTCATCAGGTCCAGGTCGTTACCATCGCCCACCAGCAGCATGCCTGCGCAGAGTGCCCACTCATGCCCGGGAGGGGTGCCCTGCAGCAGCTCCCGGCCCAGCCGGGCGGGGCTGCTGCCCTTCAGCAGGCGGACCTGGACGCTGGCGCCACCCTGGCCGCTGGGGCGCTCCTGCAGGCGGTCGGTCTCGGCGCGGATCTCGCCGATGATCCTCCCTTTGCGTCGCTGCAGCTCGCGCAGCTCGGTCACGGGGTTGATCTCGGCGACGAAGCCTTCGAGCGTGGACAGCTGGCTGCGCAACTGGCGGTGAGAGGCGCGCACGAAGGGGAAGCGTTCCAGCGGAATGGTGGCCCATGCCGGGCCGCGGCGGGGACTGGGCAAGTGCCACTTTTCAGACTCCAGGCGCTGCAGCCAGCGTGCCCGCCGCTCGATCCTGGCCAGTTCCGGGAGTGGTAGAAGTTCGGTCAACTGCGCCAGGGCATTGGCCAGGCCGCCGTAGTGCGTGCCGAGGAACAGCACGGCCAGCGCGCTAGTCGCCCGCCTGGGGCGCTGCGGGTCGCCGACATCACCCAGCTTGTCGGCCAGCAGTTGCAGCACCTGGGGAGCGGACAGGCTGCGCTGATACCCCAGGCCGCTGCCGGACTGGAAGGGGCTGACCACTACGCAGTGAGGTCGGGCGCTGAAGAAACTGTCGATGGCCTCGCGTCCGGCGTTCATCACGCTTTCCGCCAGTGCCTTCACCGGGCTGAAGTCAGGCTGCACCAGGTCGGCGATACCCTGGAGTTCGCCGGCGATCAGATCCAGCTCCCACTGGGCCATATCCAGTGGTGAATCCAGCAAATCCAGCCAGGCCATTGCGCCGCCCGGCCATTGCAGGTTGACCGACTGCCAGCCCATTACGGCAACTCACCGTCGCTGGGCGGCGTGTCGAGGATCTGCGCGGCGCGGCCAGTGTCCAGCAGGCCCATGGACTCCATGAGCAGCACCGCGTCGCGGATCTCGGAACTGTCCAGGTCAACGAACCCGGCGGCCTGCAGGTCCTGCTGGTAAACACGCAGGCTCGCGGCCTGGGCGCGCTGATCCAGCGAGGCCTGCGGATCATCCAGGGAGGCCAGGTCGATCGCCGTCTTCTCCTCGGCGGTGAAGCGCTGGCGGAACGCAAGGACAGACACATGCCGGGGCGCCGGCTCGGTGCTGGCGGACTCGGGGATGGCCGCTGCCGGTGCCCCCCAGGTACCGTCGTCTGCGCGTATCCAGCCCGTTTCTACCTGCTCGGGGACGGGGGAAAACTGTTCCGCAAGCTGCGGCACGAAACACTCGGTCAGGTTGAAGTCGCCATTCTCGAACACCTCGACGGCCTTGCCGTCGATCACTCGCGCGTAACGCATGTCAGAACCTCACTCGGACGTAGCCCTGGGTGGACGGCATGATCAGTTCCACTCGGTCGTTGATCTGATAGACGCCTACTGCGATGCCACTGGCGCCGCCGATGTTGGAGTTGTAGAGCTTGTCCCCTGTGACAGTAGGGAGTCCGGCCGACACTTTCGGCAGATTGGTTCGCAGGGTCATGTCAGCCAGCGGAGGGTTTTTCAACCAGCCGAACGGCGGCAGTTTCGAGCCCGTGCCGATAACCGGCTCCATTCCTGGCCACTCGAAAGCACCGGGGGCCGGACCGAGGGTACCCGGTGCGGTCATCACATACCTGCCATCACCCGATCCCTCGATGATTCCGCCGTTATGGGTGATCCGGGTTGTCCAGCGATGGATGTAGGCCAGCGCGCCGGGGGCGCCGTCGATGCGGATCTGCCCGCCGTAGGCCTTCCCGCCCTCGGCAGGGTAGAAGTAGCTGTTCAAATCTGACCTAGTGGTGCCGCCGCCCCCTGTTGCCGAGAGCAGATTGCCGAAGGACGATGAACCGCCCGGGCTGCTGGTGTCGGCATCGACCACCCGTACCGAGGCACCGGGCTTGCCTACGATGATCGGGATCACCTGGCCGGGGATCAGGTCCACCCATCCGGCGGCCAGCGCACCGCCACCCCCGGCCGCAGCGTAGGCACCGCCATAGCGGCCGCCGCCGGCGGCGCTGACCACTTCGACGAAAGCCCGGGTGACGCCCTCGGGCACGATGAACTGCCCGTCATCGATGAAGAGCTGTTCGAACAGCGGGAAGGAGCCCCCCTGCAGGGCGCGAAGAGAAACAGGCATCGTTACACCTCCCAGTGGGTGCCGTTGAAGCTGAAGATCACCTCGGCGTCGACGTCGAACGCCACCTCCGGCGTCAGGCCGGCGCGGGTGAGAATCGGTGGATCGCCCACCTGGGAGCGGATCTGCACCTGGGCGTCCAGGGCCTTGATGAAGGCCACTGCGGCGCCGGGCCGTTGGTCAACGGTCGTCGGCAGGGTGGCGATCAGGTCGGTGCCGATCCAATAACGCCCGCCCGCTTTCGCAGTGAAGTCCTCGGAGGCCGGCTCGGTGCTCAGCACCAGTTCGGCGGCGGGTAGCCCGGTCATGGTCGTGCCAGGGCCGCGCACCAGGATCTCGCCGACCGGGACCTCCTCGAGGACAGCTTTGTCCAGCTTGAGCCCGGCCAGCGCCTCGAGGCGGGCGTAGATATCGCCGATCTTGCCGGTCAGGTCGTACTGCCAGGACTCGGCGGGAATGTTCACCTCGGTCAGGCTCTGAGCACCGTCGAACACCACCACCATGTTGCGCGTCAGGTTGTTGCCCGTGTGCAGCGGCGGTTCGTCTCGGCGTTTGTGCTGCAGCGGCACGTAAGCCACCGCCAACAGCACCTCCTCCTCGGTGACCAGGCCCAGCCAGTTGAAGGCGAAATTCCCTACGCTGCTGTCCATGGCCAGGCTGTAGATGACCTGGTTCTGGTCCAAGTAGCCGGAATGGCTCACGGGGGCGTCGTAGACGATCTGATCCGCCGGCGGCAGGCCCGTTTCACGGTCCACCGGTAGCGCGGTGTTCAGGTCCGGAACGTGGGCCAGGACGAAGCGCGCCACGCGCAGTGCCTCCTGGGCTCCTTGTTTCTGAGCGACCAGGCTTTCCCCGGCCAGCGTGAATGCGGTTGCCATGTCTACTCCTACAGGCGGGCGATCAAATGCACCTGGTCGTGGCTGAGTTCGGTCGCGCCCAGGTGCAGGGAAGTGGTGGAAATGGCGCCGAACTCGCACACCAGCGTCTGCTGGTCGTGGCCGACCTCGATGGCCCCCAGGTGCAGGGTGATCAGGTTGCCGACGGCCACCTCGTAGCGGCGGCAGGTGCGCCCGTACATTTGCACGATGATCTGCAGCAGGTCGGTGAACCGGGCGTATTGCTCGTCGCTCAATTCGATCTGCACGATGTCCCAATCGCGCCCAGGCACGCGTTCGTGCAGCTTCAGCTCGCCGATCTCCAGGCGCTGGAAGATCCGCTTCACGCCGGCCACGCTGCCGGCGTCGCGGGCGTTGGCGTAGGCGTAGCGAACGCGTCGGCGGAACAGCGCCTCCGGCTCGCGTGCGTAACGGGTGATGTCCCGTTGCCAGGCCAGCAGTTCCAGAAGGGTGGGGTGGCAGGTCTCGGCGTCCAGCTGCAGCAGCGGCCAGGCCAGCCAGGACTCGACCTTTGCCCACCAGATCTGCGCGGCCTTGCGCAACTGCTCCAGGTGCGGCCCGTCGAGCCAGAAGGGCAGCGTCAGCTTACGCATGGACGACCACCCGCAGCGCTGCAAGGCGCGGAATCTCCAGTCCGCACAGCAAGTCCACCTGGCTGAAGCGCAGCGACTCGATGCCGGCGAACTGCTCGTGCAGTTCCTCGGTCAGGCGGCTGAAGCTGAAACGGGCCTGTGGCCGGGTCAGCGTCGGCCGATAGGCTGCGGCCTGGTTCTCGCGGAACGCGGTGCGGATGAACTGCTCCACCTCTTGGGCCAGGGCCTCGCGCTGCGCCTGCTGCAGGTGGGCCTGTGGCCACAGGTCGAGGTCCACCTCCACTGGCTTTTCAGGCAGCGGCAGCACCTGCAGGTCGTCGCCGTGGCCATGATTGCCGCCCTCGCGAATGTGCGCGTTGATCTGCTGGAGGTAGCTGTCAGCCGAGGCGCCGGCCTCGAACAGCACGTAGGCGTTCGCCGAGCCCGGCCCGCGCGGTGCGCTATGGTCGAAGTAGACGCCATCGATGGCCACGCCGGGGAAGGCGCTGATCATGGCGCGGTAAACGGCGTCGGTGTGGTACTGATTCACCGCGGTGAACTGGTTACGGATCCGCAGGCGCAGTTGCTCGTCCAACTCCTCGTCGGCGCCCGGGCGCGTCAGCCAGCCGTCCGGGTTCACCACCGCAGTGATACCTGGCACCGGCGTAGGCAACACGGCGTAGTACCCCGGCGCCAGGTTGAAGGCGCTGCCCGGCTGGGTAGCACGCGCCGGGACCGATACCTGGAGTTGGCCATCGACGAGTAGAGTTGGCTCCAGCGTGCGCACCTCGAACACCTGACCAGCGATTGCCGGTGACGTTACCGGCGTGCCGGCGGGGATCTCCAGTTCGCCGACGGCCTCCACCCGGCTGAAAAGCAGCCGGCCCTCGGCCGTCGTGGCCGGCTTGCGCTCAACGTCCACGGCCCAGGCCAGCGTATCCAGCCACTGGCCGTGGGCGGTCTTCACAAAGAAGTTGGGCAACACCGTGTCGGCGGTGAAATCCAGCAACCACAGCACCGGCTTTGTCACCAGCGCAGTGAGGATGCGCCAGAACGGCGAGTAGGCGCTGGTATTGCTCAGGTTGCTGCCGGCCGCCGCTGCCTCCGCGGCCCAGGCCTTTTCCAGCTCGGCCTGGCTGGTGGGAATGCCGGCATCGCTCAGTGCCTGGCGGAAAAGGTCATTCACAGCCACAGCTCCATCCTCCCGAAGTCAACGGTTTCCGCCGTCACCTGGTAACGCCCGTCGCCCCGTTCCAGGATCTGCGCGGTACCCGGCACCAGGCGCCCGTCGGCCTCCATCAGCAGTTCGATCTGCTGCAGGCAGTCGCGGCGGCGCAGCGGGCTGCGCTCGGCGACCAGCGTCACCAGCAGCCCGCTCTCGCGGATCATGTGCCCCAGGTCCTGGGCGATGCTGGCCCGGTCCTCGATCTGCACTGGCAGCCGGCCGGGGTCCAGCACCAGGTCGTTGTCCTGGATCAGCAGGTCGACGTACTTGCCCATGTCAGCCCGCCGCCATCGTGATCAGGTTTTCCAGGGCATAGGGGGTGAGTGGTTCGCTGGTGTTCACCGTCAAGTTCTCGATGTGGGGGCCACTGCGCGTAGTGGTGTTGTTGGTGGTCTGCATGACCTTCAGCAAACCGCCTGGCGGCACGTTGGTGGGGCGCGCAGGGCTCAGGCTCGGCGCTGACCTGGCCAGCGCCTCGCGGACGTCCAGCGGCCGCTGTGCGCGGTCGTAGGCGGTCAGTCCCTGGCGGATCCCGGGTGGTTGGGTGGCGGCCAGCATTGGGCTGGGCAGCGTCTGCTCCAGGGGAACCGGTGCCTGGTCCGGCGTAGGCGCCGGCGCCAGGGCCTGGGGCCGGTAGGGCAGGGGCTGCTGGCCGAACTGCAGGGCATCGGTGACAGCCGGCGGAAGCTCGGGTACTTCGCCGAATTCCGCATCGATGCTGATGCCGGGAATGCGATTGAGCAACGCGATCAACCCTTTCAGGGCCTTGCCGATCAGCGCGAACGGTGAGACCTGGGTAAACAGCGTCAGCAACGTCTGCCAGGCGCCGCTGGCCTGGGTGGTGACGCCCAGTAGCTCACCGAGCCAGGCGACCACCTGGACGCCGGCGGTCCAGATCTGCTGCAGGCCGATCCAGGCCAGCTCCAGCACCGCGGCGAAAATGCGGAACAGCAGCACCACCGGAGTGGCCATGATGACCAGCGCCTGGAACCAGGCGGTATTGCCGAAGCTCGCCTTCAACTCGTCCCACCACAGCACCGCGGCGCCGATGGCCAGCACCAGGGCGGCGATACCCAGCAGCACCAGCGCGATGGGGCTTACCAGGAGCGAGAACAGCGTGACCAGCCCGCCCAGCACGGTCAGGGCGCCGGCGGCCGCAACCAGGGCGAGGATGCCGAGGGTGATGTAGCCGAGCCAGCGGGCGATGTTGGGGAATAGCTTCAGCCAGCGCTGGAAGGTCTTGCCGCCTTCGACCAGGTGCATGATGAACGGGTTGAGCACGGGCAGCAGCACCTGGCCGAAGCTGATGCGGATGTTCTCCAGCACGCTGCCCAGTTGCTGCCACGGATCCACCATGGCCCGCGCCATGTCCTCGGCACGCTGCAGGCCTTTGACCTTACCCAGCTCGTCCAGGCCTCGGGCCAGGCTGTCGGTGTCCTTCAGCAGGGTGACAATCATCCGTGCGGCCTCGCCGCCGAAGGCCTCGGTGAGGGCGTCCAGGTCGCTCTGCTGGGTCAGGTTGCCGAACTTCGCCTGCAGCTTGTCGAGGATCTGCAGGATGGGCAGCAGCCGGCCGGCGCTGTCGGTGAACTGCATGCCCAGCTTGCCCTGGGCCGCGCTGACATTCTCGAAGAACGACTTGAACAGCCCGCCGGCTTCGCCGCCATCCAGTGTCTGGCTCAGGGTGCCCAGCACGGCCATCTGCTCCACCAGCGAAGTGCCCGCGGCCGAGGCGCCAATGCCGGTGGCCTTGAAGGCCTCGCTCATCTGCTCGCCCGAGGTACGGTACAACTGCACAGCGCGGGCCGTCTGCCCGCTCAACTGGTCTACCCACTGGGCCCGGCCCATGGCATCGGCCTGTCCCTGGAACAGGCCGTACATGGTGCCGATGTAGGTCGTCATGGTATCGGCGTCGGCCTTGGTGGCCTTGGCCAGCACGTTCGAGGCGGTGGTGATGGTGGCCAGCTCGGAGCCGGTCAGCCCCTTGATGGCCCCCTCCACCTTGTAGGCCGAGCGCACGAAGTCGGTAGCGTGCTGCCCATAGTTGGCGGCGAACTCCATGGAGGCTTGGTTCAACGCGTCCAGGGCCTCCTGAGCGACGCCCAGCGAACGGATCTCGCCCAGGGCGTTGGTCTGCTCCAGGGCGGGCGCCAAGGCCTCGCGGAAGGCCATGACCGAGCCTGCTACCCCGGCCACGCCGGTGCCGACCTGCATGAAGCCGGTCTTGCCGACCTCGGCCACGTCCATCAGCGCCTTGCTGGCCTTCGCGGCGGGGGTGGTAACCTGGTCCACCAGGCGCAGGATGAAGTCCAGTTTGCTGGTTGCGCTGGCTGTCATTTGGCCCGACCCGCTGCGAATACAACGTGGCCATTTGCCTGAAATTCCAGGCAATCGGTTGACAACAAATGCCCGGGCGCCAATACTCCGCCGCACAAACGGCTGCCTTGTGGGTGTTTATATAACCGTGGCTTAGTCCCGACCTGCCTGGCGGCCATTTTTTTGCCTACGAAAAGCCCCTCCCTATGAGCCGACCCTACGCAATCTTCCTTGATGGTGGGTTCGTCAAGCACAAGCTCCGCAGCCCGAACCAGCCAGTTACTGCCGCCCGAGTTCAGGCTCTGATCGACGAGATCAAAGTCCACCCCTACCTTCATGACATGCAGCTGCACCGCGCCTATTTCTACGACGCACGGCCGCTGGAGGTGGAGGTCAAGCGCCCGGACGGTGAAGTCATCGACTTCGCCAAGACTGATCTGGCCAAATTCAACAAGACACTGCACTCGGAACTGGAAGAGTTGCCATTCCTGTCGCTGCGCTTCGGCGAGCTGTCGATGGCTGGTTGGCAATATCAGGTCAGGGCGAATCGCAACAGAGTCGTGCGATTCCCGATCACCATTGAAGCGGACGAAGTGAAGGCGAATGTCCAGCAGAAGGGCGTGGACATGCGCATCGGCCTCGACATGGCGAGCCTGACGCTGAAACACCATGTGAAGGTGATCGTGCTGGTCACTGGTGATAGCGACTTCATCCCCGCGATGAAGTTTGCTCGTCGCGAGGGCGCGCAGGTGATCCTGTTCTCCCTGGGGCACGGTATTAAGCAGGGGCTGGTCGAGCATTCTGACCTGGTGGTTCGTGAGGCCGCAGGTTTTCTGCCGAAGTAGACTCGACTCAAGCTGCAAGCAACTGCCGAACCCCGCCCCGTGCGGGGTTCTTGCTTTTGGGGAGTACGTCTTGAGTAGGCCATTTCCGTTTTGCGCAGATGGGTATTGGGGGATATTGGTGCTTATTGCTGGGCGATGTATGGTCCTTCCCCAGGCGCTAAACACGCCTACAACTACCAAGCGGTGACCCGCCCCGACAGATGCGGTATTTTTGTGCCTGCGCTTTGTAGGCGCATGCTTTACGTCGGGAGTGCGACGGATACAAGACCCGAAAGGGGAAGAAGTCCGGGCTGCTTGGTAGGCCTGTTTAGCTCCCGGCACCTCTAAACAGGGTGCGACTCGATAACGAAATACCAAGGAGATTGCCACCATGGCACGAAAGCCAATCAAGCCCCGCATCCCCAAAGCCCAAACCGCAGAGGCCATCGCTGCGCGTCGCACCGAGAACCAGTTGGATGCGCTGGACCTGACCCATGACACCCGTAACCAGCTCAAGCTGTTGATCACGTTGTTGCGTACCGAGGATGGCGTGCTGATGCTGGACGAGCAGGCGGTGTGCGGCTTGGTTACCTGGCTGGGGCTGATCGACGACAACCTGCAATACATCGCGGTACGCATCGATCCGGAGTTCGATCCCGCCGCCCCAGTTGCGGCGTAAAGCGCTGCGCTATAAGCCATCGCCTACCTCCAAGAGCCCCGCCCAGTGCGGGGCTTTTGCTATCCGTTCAGCGCCCTGGCAATGCCGTTGGCCACGGCAATTTCCATGCGGCGCCAGTGTTCTTCCTCCAGCCACCGGGCCGTGCCCAAGGTTTCCGCCGTGGGCTCGGCACCAGGTAGCCAGTGCTGCGCCAGGGCCATCAGCTGGCCCAGGCCGTCCTCGCTCAGGCGCTCAGCGTGGCCGAGCGCTTTTTTACGGTGACCTCGATGTCAGGGCCGTACTCCTCCAGCAGGGCGCCGGCCAGCTTCAGGACCAGCATCGGGTTGACCAGGTGCGGACGCAGGCTGGCCAACTGCTCCTGCTTGACGGTGCTGGTCAGCAGGTTGTTGGACGGGGCGACCTTGTTGTTCTGGGTCAGGCCGTTGAAGTAGCGGGTGACGTCAGCAGGGGTCAGTTCAAAGGTGAATTCCTGCTCGCCGATCTCCAGGGTGATCTCGGTACGTTCGGTCATTGCGTAGTCCTCTTGGGGGAAAGGTCGGGGGTGGCGCGGGCCCGCTGGCAGGCGCGGGCATAGTCCTGCAGGCCCAGCAGCATCTGGCGGCTCAGGGCGAGTTGATCGCGGAGGGCGAAATAATCCTGTCGAGCGTCTGCTGCGAGTTCGGCGGCGCCTGCATCAGCCAGGCCGGCGGCGCTGGCATCGGTGGGCAGACGAACGGCGGGGCAGGTGGCGTTGACGCGCAGCCGCTGACGGCCAGCGTCAACAGCAGCGCGCAGGCGGCTGGTTTCATCCTGGGCTTCCTTCAGTTCGTGGGTGCGTTGGCGATCGATGGCGTCGCGCTCGGCCAGTTGCTCGCCGGCGATGCGCGCCGCCTCGCGCAGGCCCTGGAGTTCGTAGTGGGCCTGCTGCAGTGCGGCATCCGCCCGGGCCTGTTGCTGCAGCAGGCCGCCGCGCTCCAGGGCGAGCAGTAGCAGGCTGCCCAGCAGGGCCGCGATACCCAGCAATAGCGCCTTGCTCACTACAGGCCCTCCAGGCACAGCCGCATCTCGGCCTGGCGACGGTTGTGCAGGCCGCGGACGAAGCGCTTGCCACCGTTGGGCTCGGTGACATAGGCCCAGACCGGCTGGCCGACCGGCCCCCAGGCCAACGCCTTGCAACCGGCGGCGATGTCACCGGCGTTGATCAGGCCCACCGCACGGCTCGCGCAGGTGTTGGGCACACCGACGTTGTGCCCATGGCTACTGAGGGCATCGAAGGTCGGCTGGGTGACCTGGTCATTGGTGAGGCAGTCGGCAAGCTGGAGCTGGCCCTTTTCGATCACCAGGCGCTCCACCTCGGCGCAGCGGGCTTCTGACCAGTAGTCGCCGACCACCACCGGGAACGGGCTGGTGTAGCGGGTGATGCCCTTGCACACCGTCGGCAGGCCGCCCGCCAGGCGGTCGGGGTAGACGGTGTTCTGGCCCTGGCCTTCCCAGGTGCTCAGGAACACCAACAACGAAGTGCTGGCCAGCGCGATGGAGCCTTGGGTGATCTTGCGCCGCAGGCTCATGGCGTGATCATCCTCAGCAGTGCGGGCCCGACCAGTTGCAGCAGCGCCCACAGGGTGCTGGCCACGGCCAAGGCCCAGGTGATCTTCTGCCCCATGCGGGAAACGACAGAGGTCAGCTTTGTCTGGCCGCGGTTCAGTTCGCCCAACTGGTCGGACAGGTGCTCGAACTGCTGCTCCAGCTTGATCAGGCGCGTGGGCACAGTGCGGTTCTGGCTCTCCAGGTCGGCCAGGCGATGGGAGATCACGGCGACGTCCTGCTCCAGCCTGCCGAGGCGGTGTGTGGCGCTGGTCCGGGTTGTCATGGGTGGCTCCTTTCGAAAGTGCTCTGGCAGGGCACGCAACGGGTCATGCCGCCCAAGGCGCGCCGGGCCTCCGGGATCTCGCGCCCGCAGTCCTCGCAGTCGTGCAGGCTCTCCTGCGCGGCTGGGCGGTTGCGCCGGTGCGCGGCGAGGGCCTGCTCGCGGTGCTGTTCTTCGCGCTCCAGGGCGCGGTCGGCCCAATCCACCATCAGCGCAGGCTCTCGGTTTCCCGGGCGTCGAGGTAGGGCACGCCGTTGATCCGCACGAAGTCGGGGCTGGTAATGTCGAAAGGCAGCTTGTGGCGGGTCTTCTCGCCGCCCTTGCTGTCCACGTCGAGGAGGCTGGAGATCTTCAACTTCAGGCCGAAGGCCTCCACGCGCATTTCCTCGGCCGGCGTGCTGGCGAAGAACACGGCGTCGAACGGTTCCATGGCCCGCCAGCTGCCAGCGCTCTTGGCGCGCTCCAGGACCAGGGCAAAGTTGGCGCTGTCCAGCTCGATCTCGCCGGCGCCGGCCACGTCACCCTCCACCCAGCCATCCGGCACGCCGCGGGTCTGGGCCACCGCGCTGTTGTCGGTGATGTCGAGGCTGATGCGCTCCACGTGCACCATCAGGTCGCCCAAGTTGATGTCAAAGTTCTTGCCGCTGATCTTGGACACGCGTCAGTCCTCCCCGCTCGACAGGTCGAGCGCGATGTTGGCGATAAGGGTTTTCGGGCAGTTGTGCGGGCGGCAGACGATGTACGCCTCGACCTTGGTCTTGCTCAGCCAGCGCAGCACCACGTCGCCGTCGCGCGGGGGCTGGATCTCGCCGGGGAACTGCACGCCGTTGAACTGCATGGCGCGCGCCATGGCCCGCAACGGCGCCATCAGCGCCGACGTGTTGGCGGCCATGCTGTTGGGCGTGTTGTTCAGGCGGCGGTCGGCCACGCGCTGGATCAGCAGCACGCGGATCTGCCGTGCGGCCTTGTCCACCACGCGCAGGTGTTCGAGTACCTGGTAGTCGTCAGCGGGGGCGGCCAGCAGGTTGGCGTCGCCCCAGAACCAGCCGGGGTAATCGGGGTATGTCTGCGGTACGGAGAAGCGCGCCCGGTCCAGGGCGGCCAGGGTGGCCATTTCCAACGGCAGGCCGTCTTTGTCCTTGGGGCCCTCGCCCAGGCCTACCAGGGGGCCGGTGGCCACCCGCATGGGGCTGTCGGCGATGCTTACCGCGGCATTGGCCAGGCGCCCGGCCAGCATGCCCAGGTCGTTGCCGTGGACCTGCGGCACCACCAGTACGCGCGGTGCCAGAACGTCCGCGGTGATGGCTCGCTGCGCGGCCAGGTAGTCCGGCCAGCTTTGCCCGGCCTGGATGCCGGCAGTGGCCGCCATGATGAACAGGCGCCGACCGTAGCGGTTGCCCTGCTCGACGGCCGCAGCGTGCATAGCCAGCAACTCGTCGCCGCTGGCCACCGGTTTGCAGATCACCACCGCCTCGACGCGCACGCCGGCCTGCTGGGCCTGTTCCAGGGCCTGGAGCCAGCTGCCATCCGCCGTCTGTGGGGCGGCCCAGCAGGACCAGCGCTCGCCACCGTTGAGGCGGGCCGCGGTCAGTTGGGTTTTCAGGTCCGAGGCGGCGACGCCCAGCTCGGCATCCAGGTCGGACTGTGTATTGAGGGCCACCAGCTTGCCGGTGTTCTTCGTGGCCGGGCCGATGAACAGGAACAGGCGCTCGATCTCGTCGATCTCGCCTTGGCCCAGGTTGAGGTTGTTGACGCTGACGCTGCCTAAAGCCATTGCGGGCCTCGCTATCGGGGTGAGTTCAGGATCTGGTCCAGGACCTGGGCAACCAGGCGCCCGGTGTCCTGTTGGGGGAGGCCGAGGAATTCCCGGCGCGGCAGAACGATTTCCCAGCTCGATGGGCCGGGCTGTTCGTTCTTCAGTACGCGGATCAGCAGGCCGGCCTGCTGGAACTGAACGTGCTGCTGGATCCACGCCACCGAGGGCCGGGACAGCCCGCGGCGGCCCTTCTGGCGCACGCGGAAGCCCAGGCGGCGCAGGCGCTTGGCTTGCTTCTCGGTGCAGGCCTGGCTGGGCTGTACCCGGTTCCACCGGCGCATCTGCGCCGCGGTGCGACGTTCCACGTAGCCGTCCTGGTGCTGACGGGCGATATGGCCCATCAGTGGGTTCCGCCAGCCCAGCACGCCCTGGTCGGGGGTCAACTGGGTGACGTTCAGGTGCTTGGGCTTCACCAGGCCGCTGAGCATCTTCCGGCGGGCCTTGCGCTTACGCGGCGCAAAGGCCTCGCCGGCGGGCGTCTGCTGGCCGGCAACGTTCCGCCGGGTCATGGCCCGGGCGCGCACCAGGGCGCGGTTGAGCAAGCGGCGGCGTAGCTGCGGCGGCAGGTTGAGCAGGGCCAACTGCGCGCGCGCGTCCAGGTAGCCGCGCACGTCGCAGGTCAGCTCAGGCCTGGCCATCGCTCACCTCGCCGTGCTCGGCCACCCATAGATCGAAGGGCACGAAGGCCCAGCGCTTGCCGAAGGCTTCGATTTCGCCCTGGGCATCCTCGGTCAGGTACAGCGGCTCGATGAACTCGACGGTGATCTCCACGTCGGCCAGGTCCGGGTCCAACTGCTCCACGTCGAAAGTCGGTTCGGGCAGGCCGTCGCGGTCCTGGTCGTGGGTCTCCAGCCAACTGCCCAGCAGGGCCATCAGACGGCCGGGGTGGTCGGCCAGGCGCTCCAGCAGGACCACCGCGCGGTAGCGCATATCGGCCATGTGCAGGCCGTCGTGGTCGGGCTTCCAGATCAGCGTCAGGCTGACCTGCTCGGCGAAGCTGTCCAACTGCTCGGCGGCTACCAGCTGGCGGCCGATCAGGTACTGGGTGAGGGCGCGCAGCTTGTTCATAGGAGCGCCGCCGTGATGCGGCCGCGGCCTTGGAGCAGGCGCACGGCCTGCTGGCTGAAAGCGAGGAACTGCGCCGCCGTGTCCGGGCTTTCCTTCGCCAGGTTCTCGGCCTCGGCGCGGCGGTTCACCGTAGCGAACTGCTGCAGCAGCTGGGCCTTGGCGCGGCAGTACACGGCGCGCTTGTACATGGCCACGTAGAAGGCGCGCTCGGGCAGCAGGAGCGAGTCGGCGGTGGCCACCTCCTCGATGCCGGCGGCCTGCCAGGCGGCCTTGCGTTTGGCCAGGTCGCGGTTGACCTCGCCCATGGCGGTGGTCAGGCCGTCGACGAGCAGTTCCACCAGGTATTCCGCCGGCAGGCGGTAGCCGGCCTGGAACTCGGCCACGCCCAGGTCCGGCCAGAAGCCGTCGTTGGGAATGGGGCGATCCACCAGGGTGGTTGGTTTGCCGGAAAAGCTCATCGCAGGCGCTCGAATAGGGCGGGGTGACTGTCTTCGGCGGTACTGGCTGCAGGCAGCCGTCTCGCCTCGACAGGCCCCGCTGGGGGGGGTAGACGGTTACTCGGTGTGGTCCCGCTGCTCGGCCTGCTGCTTGCGCAGCGCCTTCTCGGCGGCTTCGCGGCGGGTCTTCACGCCGATCTCGGGATACAGGGTTTCCGCGCGCTGGAAGTGGGCGATGGTGGTTGCCCACTCCTCGCGGTCCATGGCCAGCAGGCCGAGCAGCTTGTGGACGCGCGCCGGGATCCGCTCGAACAGTGTCCAGGGCGCCGGCAGGGGATCGTCGGGGTTTGCCGCCGCCGCCCAGGTGCCGTCGACGAAGGGCAGCAGTTGCGACAGGTAGGGCTCGGGGCTGCGACCGGCCTTCTGCTCGGCCTCGGCCCAGTCGATCACCTCATCCGCGACGAACGTCGGGATATCGCGGCGGAAGCGCTCCGGCAGCGCCTGGTCCTGCTCGATGCAGAACAGCGCCAGGTCCAGGCCGGCTTCGAACTGCACGGTGTCGAACAGCCACACCAGGACCTGGACCACCACGGTGTTGGAGTACACCAGGCCGCTGTCGCGGTAGCGCTGCACGTAGTCCAGGTACTTCGGTAGCAGCTCGTCGCGCTTCAGCTGCTGGCGGGTTTCGCGGCTGTTGATCGCGCTGATGCGCTCCAGGTCCTGGGCCAGTGCGGCTTCCATCAGCGCCAGGTGCTTACGCGCGTTGGCCGGGCTGGAAAGGGCTTCGGCGGCGGTGTAGGGCGCCGGTGCGGCGCGCTCCGTGCTGGCCGGCAGGTTGCCGGCCAGCACGCGGCGCTTGTAGGCCAGGGCGAGGCTCATCACACCAACTCCAGGGAATCGACTTCGAGCGCGGCGAACTTGCCCAGCTGCTCGATGACGTAGCCTTCGTTGCGCGAGTTGTAGTCCTCGACCTGGTTGCGCTTCGGGTTCTCCTGCAGGTAGCGCCGCCAACTGCTGTCCTGAAAGTAGATGGACAGGTTGTCCCAGCTGGTGACGGTCACGCCGGTGTTCGGGAAGAAGGGCAGCACGAAAGAGGGGAGGCCGCCGTAGGTGGCGATCACCTGCTGGTCTTCGATGCGCTCCTTCTCGGTTGGGGTGTCGCCCTGCTTGGCGTACAGCTTGCCCTTGTCGTTGGCCACCAGGTCGCCGCCGACGATGGCCACCAGGTCGTTACCGTCGCGGTATACCGGGTCGATCATCTGCTTGATGTCGTGTACCAGGCCGTCGAGGTTGGCATAGTCGCCGCCGGCGCCGAGGGTGATCTTCTGGCCGGCATCCGGGCGCAATACCTGCGCAGGGATCTGTTCGCGGGCGATCTGCAGCCAGCCCTTGTTCACGTCCTGCAGCAGGGGGTAGGCCGCCGGGTCGGTGTCTGGTGCGGCGTGGGTGCCGTGCCAGCCGATCATGATGCGGTCCAGGGCGATCTGCCGTTGCACGGCGGCGGCGTAGCGCTCGGCAAAGTCGGGGAACTTGGCCCAGGCGTCGATCAGGCTGAACCTGAGGGCCACGTCGGTGTTGGTCTCGAACAGTTCGTAGCCCAGGGCGTCCAGGTCCAGCAGGTGGCGGGGTACGCGGTCGCGCTTGCTGGTATCGGTGCGGCCGGTGGCCGGACCATTCAGGCCCAGGACGACCTTCTCACCCTTGATTTCGGTAACGGGGATGACGTTGATGCGGCCGAGGAAGTCGGACTTCTCGGTGATCTTTTCGTTGAGTTCCTGGGCGATGGTCGGTTCGACGTTGAACTGCCGGGTGGCGTCCTCGATGCCGTAGCTCTCGGCGATGGCCAGCTGCAGGGCGAAGTAGCGTTCCAGGGCGGTACGGGAAAGGGCTCGGCTCATCACAGCACCTTCTTCTTGGCAGGATCGGCGGCGCCGGTGGTACGCGGCAGGGCGCGACCCTGCGAGGTGTTCAGCGCCTGGTTGAATTGCTTCTGCAGGTTGGCCAGGCCGACGGCCAGCGCCTTGTTGCTGATCGGGCCGCGGCTGAACTCGCGCTCTTCCTCGGCGGTACTCACGATCTCGTCGACGGCGGCGGCCACGTCGTCAATCGGTTCCTGTTCGGGCTCCGGGGCTTCCTCGGTGGCCGGCTCGATTACTGCCTGAATGCCGGCGGCGACAATCAGCAACTGTTCCAGCAGAGCCTTCAGCGCTTTCGCGGTGGCTTCATCCATAGGTGGCGTGCTCTCGGTTGGGGTGGACGGGGGAGGGGCGGGAGGCAGCGATTCGGTGGCGAAGCGCTTGAAGAACTGGGTCATGGCCTGGATCAGGCCCTTCTCGCCGGCGGCGGATTCCGGCTCACGCAGCGGGCCCAGCTCGACGGAGGCGGCGAAGTAGGTGGTCTTGCTGGTGCGCCTGGAGAAATACAACTCTTGGGTGCCCAGGCTGGCGGGCTCGTCGGTGACGGCCAGGCCGGTCAGGTAGGCGCGGCCGGAGTTGGCGAAATTGGGGTAGATCTCGATGCTGGTGAACAGCTTCTCGCCCCTGTCGTTGAGCCACAGCAGCTTGTCGTTGGGCTTGAGCTGGGCTTCCAGGGCGACCTGGCCTTCCTCCAGTTCAGGATCGTCCTCCGGCTCGACCAGCCGCACCGCGAACACGGTGCCGTGGGAACCGGCCCAGCGTTCGTGCTCGCTCCAGATCACGGCGGTGTAGCGGGATGGCTTGTAGGTCTCGGCGATGTCACGCAGCTCCTGCGGCGTGATCTCGCGGCCATCGGCGGTGGGGCCGCTGGTGGCGACGCGCTTCCAGTAGGAGACGAGGGAGCGGGGCATGTGTCGGGCTCGGTGGGGTTCGATGGGCCCACCATAGGCAGCAGGGAAGGGGCCCTCAATCGCTTCCCTTCCTTATGGCAACTATCTGATTCAAATAGGAATATTCAGGATTTTTGCCGCGCGTTGCCGGCCAGTTCGCCGCATAGACTGCGGCCCATGCCTTACTCCGTCGAAGTCAAAGAAGCTGCCAAGCGCCTCTACCTGCGCCGCTGCAAGCCCAGGGAGATCCAGGCGCAGCTCGGTCTGCCCAACGTCCGCATCGTTTACTACTGGATCGCCAAGGGCGGCTGGGACGAGATGCTGGCCGACGAGGAGCCGCTGGCCGCCGTCAGCCGGCGAATCACGCTGCTCCTGGAGAAGCCCGGGGCGCTCGGCAAGGGCGAGCTGGACGAGCTGGACAGGCTGACCAGCCTGCGCGAGCGCCTGCAGAAGCAGGCGGCGAGGCCGGCGCCCCAGGCGGCGCCGGACGCCGCAGCAGAGCCCCGCCACGGCGGCAGGGAAGAGGAGCGCCAGGGGCGCAGGGAGCGAGGGGAAAGAGGCGAGCGCGGGGGCGGCAAGCGCCGCGAGAAGAAGGCCAAGAACGACGTATCCGCGTTGACCGAGCTGGACTTCCTGGAGAAGTTCACCTCGACCATGTACGGCTACCAGCAGGAGCTGTTCGAGGCGAAGCGCAACCCGCTGACGTGCCGGATCCGCAACGTCCTGAAGTCTCGCCAGGTCGGCCTGACCTACTACTTCGCTGCCGAGGCGTTCATGGACGCGGTGCTGACTGGCGACAACCAGATCTTCCTGTCGGCCAGCCGCGCCCAGTCGGAGATCTTCCGCAGCTACATCGTGGCCTTCGCCGCCAACTGGTTCGGGCTGGAACTGACCGGGAACCCCATCGTGCTCAGCCGCGATGGCAAGCCCTGGGCCGAGCTGCGCTTCCTCTCCACCAACAGCAGCACCGCGCAGGGGCACCATGGCCACGTCTACGTGGACGAGTACTTCTGGATCCGCGACTTCGAGAAGCTGAACACCGTGGCAGGGGCGATGGCCACCCACAAAAAGTGGAGGAAAACCTACTTCTCAACGCCCAGCGCTGTCACCCACCAGGCCTACCCGTTCTGGACCGGAGAGGCGTTCCGCAACAGCAAGCGGAGCAAGCGTGTGGGCGGCACCTGGCCGAGCGAAGAACAGATCCACGCCGGCGCGCTGTGCCCGGATGGTCAGTGGCGCAAGGTGATCACCATCGAGGACGCCATCGCCGGTGGCTGCGATCTGTTCGATCTGGACCAACTGCACCTGGAGAACGACGACGAGCGTTTCGACCAGCTCTACATGTGCAAATTCATCGACAGTACGCAGAGTGCCTTTGGCCTGACGGATCTTGAGCGCTGTTACAGCGACCAGGCACTGTGGACCGACTACGACCCGGAGGATCCGCGGCCCTTCGGTAACAGCCCCGTCTGGCTGGGCTACGACCCCAGCCGCACGCGCGACGACGCCACCTGCGTTGTGGTGGCTCCGCCGTTGGAGACAGGCGGGAAGTTCCGGATCCTGGAGAAGCACAGCTGGCGGGGCACGTCATTCACCCACCAGGCGGCACAGGTCCGCAAGTTGTGCGAGCGCTTCAACGTCCAGCATATCGGAATCGACATCACCGGCGTGGGCTACGGCGTGTTCGACCTGGTGCGTGACTTCTTCCCGCGCGCCACGCCGATCCACTACAGCCTGGAGGCCAAGAACACCCTGGTGCTGAAGGCCCAGGACTGCATTCAGAGCAGCCGCATCGAGTGGGACGCCGGCTGGACGGAGATTGCCCAGGCCTTCCTGTCGATCAAGCGCGGCACCACCGCCAGCGGCCAGATCACCTACAGCGCGTCGCGCACCGAAGCCACCGGCCACGCCGATGTGGCCTGGGCGATCATGCACGCGCTGGCCCATGAACCCCTCAACACCAACAAGCGGCGCCGCAGCCGCTACGCACTGAGCACCCAGAGCAGCCATGGCCAGACGAAGAGACCAGAAGCGAAACCAACCCCGCCAGCAGCCCGCGCGAGCGTTCTCGTTCGGCGCGCCCGAGGCGGTGCTGACGCAGAACATCGGGCAGTACCTCGGCGTGTTCGCCAGCGACAACGGGCGCATCTACACGCCGCCGGTGTCCCGCCCCGGGCTGGCCAAGCTGCTGCACGCGAACGCGCACCACGGCGCCATTCCGAAGTTCAAGCGCAACCTGCTGCTGCGTGACTTCCTGCCCTCGGCCGGCTGCAGCGCGCAGACCATGGGCGCCGCGGGGCTCGACTACATGGTGTTCGGGGAGGCGTACTTCTATCAGCGTGAGAACGTCTTCGGCCAGGTCCTGGAGCTGGAGCACCTGCCGACGATCAACATGCGGGTGAAGGTGGACGGCGGCTTCGTGATGCTCCTGCCGGACGGAAAGGAGCTGGAGTTCGAGGCGGGCGAGATCCTGCATATCAAGGACTACGACGTGCAGCAGAACATCTACGGCGTGCCCGACTACCTGGGCGGCCTCCAGGCGCTGCTGCTCAACGAAGCGGCCACGCTGTTCCGCCGGCGCTATTACGCCAACGGCGCCCACGCGGGATACATCTTCTACACGAACGATCCGGACCTGACCGAGGAGGACGAGGAGGAGCTGCGCAGCCAGATCTCGGCCAGCAAGGGCGTGGGCAACTTCCGGTCGATGTTTGTGAACATCCCCGGCGGCAGCGAGAAGGCCATTCAGATAATCCCCGTCGGGGATTTCCAGGCCAAGGACGAGCTGGAGAAAGTGAAGAACATCACCCGCAACGACATCATCGCGGCGTGGCGGATGAACCCGGCGCTGGCCGGCATCATCCCGGAGAACGCCGCGGGCTTCGGCGACATCGAGAAGATCGACAGGGTGTACACCGACAACGAGATGCGGCCGATCTACCAGCTGTTCCTGCAGGTGAACGAGGCGCTGCGCGAGGACCGCCGTATAGGGTTCAGGGAGGCCTAGGGCCACTACATGTTGTGGCACAATAGTTCCTGAAACGGAGCCATGGGGGTGGGGATGCGGATCTACTGCAAGGAGTGTGGCGGGAAGGCCAGGATCGGGTCGCGGGATGAGTTGTCAGTGGAGTTCGCCCGGCTGTATTGCCAGTGTCTGGATCCGCGGTGTGGCCACACCTTCGTCATGAACCTGACTTACTCACATGCGCTTCGCCCTGCGGCTGGGGACGTCGACCAGTTGCTGTTCGACCGTCTCCGCCAGATGTCGCCAGCGAAGCAACGCCAGCTATTCGATCAACTGGGCGCGCTGCCCTGATCGTTGGCAGCGAGAGCCACAGCGGCTTTCTCGCTCAACTCGGCAAGTTGGCTGGAAATTCCGTTGAAGACGATCATGGCCCCGGCGCGGGCCTCTTCTCCTAGCGCTATATCAGACGTCATTACAGCACCGAGGAATTTCACCTGGTACTGGACGTCTTGCATACCCTCCCTAATCTCCATGTATCTCCTTCTGGTGTTTTCCATTTATCGCTCCTAGCGTTTTGTATCGTTGGCGACGCGAACTTTACTAATCTGAATTTTACCCCGTCAAGAGTCAGCTTGAAGTTTCTCAGGTCCTAACTTCGGGAGTGAGTCCTCACTCCCGAATCTGGGGTGTCAATATACGGTAAAATATCTGTGTGCCGCGTGTTTACTGGTGTTGACCAATTCCGTGGATAATCGCCCCAGAGTTTTCAGCGCCTTTTACATGAAATTGCATTTTCGTGTACACGAAACCCGGGTTTCATGCATGTCTGTCGTACAAAGTGCCAATTGTACGTAAGTACATAAGTAAGTATGAGGCTGCGGAGTTATTGCGTTAATTGACGCTATGACGCTTCAACATGCGAGATATTGTTCTATTGGATCGTGCCTAGTGAAATATCGACCATGAAAAAGGGCGCCGAAGCGCCCTTGTCCTGTTATCCCCATCCCTCCCTGTCATCGAGGCCGACGAACCGGACTACCCCGAATCGTCGACAGCCTGCTGGATCCTGCATCCCTACCAGGAACTCCCCCGCTGGCAGCGGCACCTGGACCACTCCGAAGCTGGTGTAGAGGTCCAGGACCTGGGTGGCCTCGACCAGATCGAACCTGGAGCCAACTCCGAGCTGCTGGCGGATCTGGAGCAAGCGCTCCGGGCTGGCTTCCAGGCGTAGTGCGCTCAGTTGGGCATCACGCATCCGAGTCCTCCGGCAGCGAAAAGGTGTGGGTGGTGATGTCGCTGTCCTCCAGCTGCACCAGGTCGGGGTTATGGCCCAGCTTATCGGCCAGGCGCTCGGCGGCTCGCCTGGCGCTCTCCGTGCAACTGGCGGTCACCTTGTGGCCGCGAGCGCGGGCCACGTGGGTGCCGGTGGAATAGCGGACGATGATGATCATTCAGTAGCTCCCAGCTTGGCTTCCAGCTCGACGATCCGGTTGGTCAGCACGCGGACGAGCTGCTCCAGGTCGGCGCGTTCGTCGTCCTCGAGGAGCGAGCGCTCCAGGCGGTTGACCATCTCGGAGTTCATGCTGCGGTGGTTGGCCATGGCCCGGTCGGTGATTCGGCCGCGGAGGCCATCTGGCAGGCGAATCACGAACTTGTCGGCGGTGCGGCTATCAGCCATGGGCCACCTCCTTGCGCCGCTTGGCGACGCTGGGGAGCGCTGCATAGCAGGCCTTACAGGTGGAGCGCAGACCATCCGGCCGGCGCGTATCCGTGTAGAAGAACTCCCGGTCGGCTGGCAGTTCCTCGAGGCAACGGGTGCATTTCTTCTCGGCGGTGGTAGTCATCATGTGGCCTCCATCAGATCAAAGAGGGGGAACGGTGCTGGTTCGGCTTGGCCAGCTGCGCGGCGATCACCTGGGCGTCGTGCTCGCTCAGCTCGCCCAGGCGGCGAGCCATGTCGGCGGCGGTCTCCAGGCGGGCCCGGGCTTCCGGCGTCTTCATGACCAGGAAGCCGACCAGGGCACCGCCGATCAG